GATTTAAGAACCTGAACAATGAGACCACCGGCGCTGACGGCGGCTACACTGTCCCTGAAGACATCCAGACCCGGATCGAGAAATATCGTGAGGCTAAGTTCTCTCTGGCTACTCTGGTAAGATCCGAAGCCGTTACGACCAACAAAGGCCGCAGGACCTTCCAGACCAAGGCACAGCACGCCGGCTTCTCCAAGGTTGCCGAGGCTGGCACAATTGGCGCTGTCAATGGTCCTCAGTTCAAGGTTCTGAACTACTCCATCGACAAATTTGCCGGCTACCTGCCTGTGACCAACGAGCTCCTGGAAGATTCCGATGCCAACATCACTGCTGTTATGGTAGAGTGGCTCGGTGAAGAGGCTATCGCTACCGATAACGCCCAGATTCTGGCACAGATCGCCACAAAAGCAGAAACTAATCTGGTAAACATCGACGGCATTAAAAAGGCCCTGAACATTACTCTGGGTCAGGCATATGCTCCTACATCCGCGATCGTAACAAACGATGACGGCTTGAACTATCTGGACACCCTGAAGAAGGACGCCAACTCCAACGAGTACCTGCTGAAGCCTGTCCAGGATCAGACCAGCCCTTATGAATATGTCATCGCTGTAGGCGCACGCCGCGTCCCCGTGGTCGTGGTGCCCAACGAAGTCCTGGCATCTACTCCTACTTACTCCGCTTCCACAGCTACTTCTGTGGTATCCGGCAAGACTTACTACACCAGAAGCGGATCCGGTACATCTGAGAGCCCTTATGTGTACACCAAGGTGACTTCCCCTACCGGTAACCCTTCCACATCCAGCTATTATGAAATGGACGCTACCGCTAAGATTCCCTTCACCATTGGCGATCTGAAAGAGGCAATCGAGAAATTTGACCGCAAGCAGCTGACCCTGCTGACTTCCAACACTGCTGCCATCGGCCAGATCAATGCCTTCGAACAGGATCTGACAATCTTCCGCGGCATCATGAGAGCTGACTACAAGGTCCGTGATGAGGACGCGTTTGTCAATGGCTACATCCAGCCCTCAGCTTAATGGCTGAACCGGGAACATAAAGAAAGGCGGCAGGACATGCTGGATAGTATAAAAAACAAATGCGGCATTCCCGCCGCCATCACAACTTACGATGACCAGATTCAGGATTACATAGAGGACGCGTTGGAGGACATGAGGAACTCCGGCGTCCCTTATAGCATCTGCGACCAGAACACCGACGACAAACGCGTGATCACAGCGGTCACGCTGTACGTCAAAGCCAATCTGGGCGACGATCCTGACAACTACGAATCATACCTGAGACGCTACAAGGCAAAGGTGTTCCGGCTCACGATGGAGCCGGGGGAGGATGATGATGTGGAATAAGTCTATATCGCTTCCCCTGCCGGTCCTTCCGGAGCAGGACACTGACGGATTCCCGGTGCCTGCGGGGGATAATCTCATTGAGCACATCCCGGCCAGACAGCGCACGACATCGAGGACCGATGAAACGCTGGCGTCGCAGGGCGGATACACCATAGACATGGCGGTCGATATCAATAAGGCCGTCTACTCCGGTCAGCCTTATTTTATCGATGAAGCTGATGGAGCCATCTATGATATCCGGGCGACACGTCCCAGACAAAGGGGCGTCCTGATCCAGTTGACAGGGGAGCTGAGAGAGCATGGCAAAGTTTAAATGCGACGGCCTTGACCTGGTCATATCTGAGTTTTCGTCCTTTGCCCAGCAGACATTTGTTAAGGACGCTCTGAAGCAGGCCGCCCCAACCGTCGAAAAGGAAATGAAGCGGGAGATATCCTCCCATCATAAATCCAAACGTGACAGGACAAGGGGACAGCTTGCGGCGTCCGTGAAGACGACCGGACCGAAACAGGTCGGTTCTGAGTGGCAGGTGGAAATTGCTCCGTCCGGGACTGACAGCAAAGGCGTCCGGAATGCTGAAAAGCTGGCCTACCTGGAATACGGGACCAGTAAGCAGACGGCCACGCCTGTTGTGGCTCCTGTTGTGGCAAGGACAGAAGACAGGGTCGTGAGAGAAATAGAGACCTATATTGAGAAGAAACTGGAGAAACTGAGCATATGAGCGCTTTTTCCAAGATTATCGCGGCGGCAGAATCCTGCGGCCTCAGGGCTTTTCCTGATGTTTATGAGGGCAAGGACCTTGACCGCTGGGTCGTCTACCAGTACACAACTGAATACGGCGACCTGTACGGGGATGACGCTCCCGAAGCGATCACCGGAACAGTGCAGGTTAAGCTCATTCTGCCGGAGATGGAAAACTTCCTGAGTATCCGGGACCGCTTCCGGCAGGCTCTTTTCAGCCAGGGATTTACATTTCCCAGAGTAACAGAAAACTTCGTGGACCCGGATGGGCCCCACAAAAAGAGAAATATCGTCTTCGAACTTGAAGAGGACGAAATGGAGGAATAATCATGGCATATGTAGGACTGAGAAAGCCTATTATCGCGCCCCTTACAGCTGAGGGTACATACGGCACCACAGTCGCGTGGGGCAAAGCGGTCGCATTCTCCGAGGCACCCAACAGCACATCCGCAGAGCTTTACGGCGATGACGCACTGGCAGAATCCGAAAAGGCTACCACCGGTGCGGGCCTGACACTGGGCACCACAGATATCCCGGACACCGTTCAGGAGCCCCTGTTTGGACATTCCGCTACCGATGGCGAGAGAATCGCTAACATCAGCGATGAGGCCGGTTACTGCGGCGTAGGCCTGATCGGAGTTAAAAAGGTCAACGGCGTCAGGGCTTATGAGGCACGCTTCTATCCCAAAACACAGTGGAACGATCCTTCTGTCGATATCAATACCAGAGCAGGCTCCACAGAGTTCCAGACACCTTCCACAGAGGGCACAGCGATGCCTCTGGATAATGGTGACTGGAGGTATGTGGAAGAGTTCGCGACCGAAGCGGCTGCCCTTGCGTACATCAACGGCAAGTTCGGTGTATCCGGATCAACCGGCACCGGGACAACCGGGACGCCCTGAGGCCACCAGTTAATCATTAAGTTGTAATCAAAAGCGAGAGACATCAGGAGAGACATCATCCGTGGTGCCTCTCGCTTTTTTCTGTATGGAGGGAAACAGAATGTTATCGAATCATGTCAGCACGCTTAAGCTGGGCGGGATTGAATATCCGTTCAAATGCGATCTGATCGTCCTGGAAAAGGTCCAGGAGAAGTATGAGGACCTTGTAAAGGTCGAGGACGGCCTGCGGGGCTTTATCCCGCGCATCGACGCTGATGGAGTCATTGACCGGTCTATTGGCAACATGACACTGCCCAATGTCGGAATGGTCTGCCAGATCCTGACATGGATGGTAGAGGAAGGCGTTGAGATTACAGGTTCTGAGATCGAAGCGCCGGACCCCAGCTTCTGGAAACGTCAGGACGAGCTGACGCTGTCGGAGCTGGGCATCATCGTCTACACAGATTTTGAGGAGTGCATCGGCGGCAGGGGCCGAAAAAAAAAGACGACCAAGCCGAAGAAATAGACGGATACCGGAATCCGGAGGACAAAACTACCATTGATTTTGCATGGATCCTTTACGTGGGAGCCGCGTCCGGCCTGTCCCGGAAGGAGACCGGTCAGCTGACATTTGACGAATGGGGACGGCTCAGCAACCAGTTCAAACGGATGCACAACATGTCCGTTAAGAAGCTGGTTTTTTCAGGAGTATAACCTATGGCGAGACGGAAAATAGGCGCTACGATAGCGCTTGACGGCGAGAAGCAATTCAGACAGGCCGTCACAGAGTGCTCTCGGGCGCTTACGAATATGCGCTCAGAAATGCGTCTGGTGCAGACAGAGACTGCGGGGCAGGCCAACAGCCTGGAATCCCTGCAGAAAAAGCATACTGTCCTGACAAGGGCGCTGGAAGAGCACGAAAAGAAAGAGGCGGCTGTTGCGGCCGGTCTGGCACATGCCCAGCAGGACTACAGCCGTGTCGGAACTGAATTAGAAAACTACAAAAAGAAGCTGCAGGACGCCAAAGCAAAGCTGGAAGAAATGGAGAAGTCCGGTGATGCCACCGATGAGGAGCTGAAAGAACAGCGTCAGGTGGTCGCAGACCTGTCCAAGGTCGTTGAGCAGGGGGAGCAGGCCTACCAGAAGGCGGGCAACCGTGTTCAGGACTGGGAGACCAAGCTCAACAACGCCAAGGCCGAGACCATTGACGCCAGCCGGGCCGTGGACGAAAACGCCAGATACATGGATGAGGCCGCCGCCTCTACAGACGGCTGTGCCAAGTCAATCGACGAGTACGGCAAAAAGACAGAGGACGCCGCTGAGAGCTCAGAGAGGCTCGGCCAGTCCAGTACAGAAGCGATCAGCGATCTGGAATCTGTCCTTGCTTCTGCCGGCATCCTTGCCGCTTTGGACAGACTGAAAGACGGCTTCATGGAATGCGCTGTGGCTGCTGAATCCTTTGAGTATGCCGTTGCTCAGGTCGGCACCATAGCAGGCGCCGGCAATATGGACGTCATGGCAGACCAGATACTGGCCCTGTCTAATGCCTCCGGGCAGGCTTCGGAGGAGCTGGCCCAGACCGCATACAGCGCTCTGTCGGCTGGATCCGCAGTAGAATCAGCTGTAAGTGACGCTAAAGTAGCGACCGAACTGGCGACAGCAGGCTTTACGGATACCACATCCGCTCTGCAGGTCCTGAAGACAGCCATGAACAGCTATGGTGACGCTCAGAGCGACCTGCAGCATGTATCAGATTCATTGATCATGACGCAGAATCTGGGCGTTACGACCATTGCTGAGCTGTCCCAGAACATGGGTGTCGCTATAGCATCTGCGTCAGCCTACAACGTCAGTCTGGAGAACCTTGAGGCGGCTTATATCGCTACCACCAAGTCCGGCATCAATACAGCCAACTCCACGACATACCTGTCCCGGATGTTCTCCGAACTGGGCGATTCCGGTTCTACGGTTTCCAAGATCATTACCAACCAAACCGGCAAGTCGTTTGGCCAGCTGATGAAAGAGGGTTATTCCCTTGCCGACGTTCTGGAAATCCTTTATGAATCCTGCGGAAATGACGCAGAAGCCATGATGCAGCTGTGGCAGCAGCAGTCTTCTGGTAAGGCAGCCAACGCCATCGTCAATCAGGGCCTGCAGCAGTTCCGCCAGAACCTTGACAGGGTCACCAACAGCGCCGGCGCCACCAGCAAAGCATACGGCATCATGGAGAGCACCACACAGCACGCTCATGAGCGTATGGCCAACTCCGTGAAGAACCTTGCCTCTGTTGTGGGAGGGGAACTCAATCCCGTTCTGGAGGATGTCTACAACGCCATTGCTGATATGTCCGACGGCATCCAGGGATTTATCAAAGAGCATCCCGCCGTGGTCGGCGGCGTAACGGCCATCGCTCTGGGTCTGGGAACCCTTGTGGCTTCCGTAGCTGCCTACAGCATCGGCGTCAAGGCTGCGGCTGTTGTGACGGCCCTCTGGACAGCGTCCATGGCTGTAAATCCTATCTTTGCGATTATCACCGCTGTTACAGCGGCTACGGTGGCAATCGGGGCATTTGTGGCGATCATCCGAAAAGGCGTGGAAGAATCCGCGCAGGCCATCACTCCTGTAACTCAGGAGATGAAGGAGATGACCAAGGCTACAGAGGAAGCCAATGACAGAGTCAAGTCGTCTCTGGACGGCATGAACAAAGGCTTCAACGATTCCAAGGCCGCCGCCGAAGGAAGTGCCACACAGGCAAAGAAGCTGGCAGACAGGTTGAAAGACCTTGCCGGCAAATCAGAACTGACAGCCGCCGAGCAGGCAGAGATGTCTGATATCATCGGCAAGCTCAATGGTGCCTATCCTTCACTCAATCTTAAAATCGATGAACACACAGGCAAGCTGAACAAATCTGCGGAAGCTATCGATGAGTACATCGAAAAGATGAAGCAGATGCAGATCGCTCAGGCTTACTATGACGCCGCTTCTGACGCCTATAAGGCGGTAGCGGAGGCGCAGATTGCTGTCACTGACGCTGAGACAAATCTCA